CTACAGGCTGGTCAGGTCCCGGCCAGCGTGCAGGCCCTGCGAGGTGCCCGGCTGATAGGTCGGCACCTTCGTACTGCCGAGCAGCACGCCGACGATCGGCCACTTGCGCTGCAGGGTGCTGACGAGCACCTGGTAGAGGGTGACGCAGACACCGCCGACGGCCAGAATCAGCCCGGTCGCCTCCGCCGGGTTGAGCACTAGCCCCTTGGTGGCCAGCCAGGCAATCAGGGAGCCGACGGCCGCCGGGACCGCGGTCCGCACCCAGGACAGGACGAGGTCGTACATGGTTCCTCCGAGGAGGTCAGGACCGCCACCATGGCGGCCGAGGATGAGGGGTCAGTTCGTTGCGTCGACGAGCCCGGGGATACGCGGGTCGTCTTGCTCCGCCTGCTCCTCGGCCGGCCACAGCGCCGCGAGGCGGGTCAGGAGCAGCGGCAGGGAGTCGACGGGCTCCACGGCTACGCCACGCGCAGCAACGCGGCCCACGTGGGCCCATCCACGACGCCGGTCTCCTTCAACCCGGCCGCCGCCTGGATGCCCTTCACGCCGTTCGTGTGCTGCTCGGTGAACGTGGTGTCGTCCACCTCGGCCGGGACCGCGTAGTCGCGGGCGGCGAGCAGGTAGTGCATCGTCTTGACGTGCCAGCCGTGATCGCCCTGCTTGAGGGTGGGCAGCTTCTTCACGATCGCCTCCGTCTCGGTGGGCTGTGGCTTCGGGGCAGGCTTAGCGGGCTTCTCAGCGGCTTCGACGGGCATCCCGGCGTTCACCCACGCTTGGAGCTTCGGCCCAGGGCAGGACGTGGCGTATCGCTGGCCGTGGCCGAGCATCTTGAGCTTCTTGCCGGCGCGGCGGCACGCCTCGTCATACAGCCAACGGATCGAGCGCTTGGCCGCTGGTGTCGGGTCGTCATCGCCGATGTAGGCGACGGACTCACCCGACCGGTTGTGGCCTGGGCAGTGCGCACCCACCACAAGCCAGCCGCGGCCCTCGTAGATCTTGCCGTCCGCATCGACGAGGTGCCCGTAGCCGATGTCCGACCAGCCGCGGGAAGGGCCCATATGGAACGCCTGGATCTGCTGGATCGTCTGCGTCTTCGGCCCTGCGGTGTGGTGGACGAAGAACTCGGTTCGCTGCGCCCACGTCACCGTGTAGCGGTTGCGAGGCGCTCGTGCACCCCACGCCTTACGGGAGATGATCGTCGTCATCGCTCCTCCTTGACTCGATCTCGGCGCTGCTCGCGCCAGGCCCGGGTGATGATGAGCAGCCGCCAGCCGAGCACCCAGGCGATCAGCCCGAACCAGACCAGTCGGATGTAGGGCCACGGGCCGGGTTCGGCCGGGCCGGTCAGCTGATCGGTGGCGATCAGCCGGCCCGCCCACAGGGTGAGCGCGGCGCCGATGACGACCTGGTAGGCGAACAGGTGGCGGCCGTCAGCGGACCGCCACCAGGGGAACCGGGTGCCGTACAGCAGCGCGGCCGTAGCCGCGAACACGGCGGATGCGATGACGAGCAGACCGCCGACGAACTGGATCACGCTTCCCCTCCTTTCAACAGGGCGCGCTCGAACATCTCTCTGAAGCCGTTGCGTTCACGGTGCTCACGCATCGCCGACGAGACCGCGCGCACCTCGGGCCATTGGCCGCACACCTCGCGTAGGCCCTGCTCAGACTCCTCGCGGGCGGCACGCGCCTCGGCGAGCGCCGCCTGTACTTCCGGCGGGGGCGACGGATCGGGGATCGGGGGTCGTCTACGGCGCCAGCGCATCGCGGCTCCCTCTCCGGCCCAAGGCCTTGAGGACCTGATCGGTCGTTCGGGCGAACTCCAGCAGCTCCGAGAGTTGGCCGTCCTGCTCGCGCCTCGCGGCCTCGGCGGCCTGCCAGGCGGCCTTGTAGTTCTCCGCCTCGACCGCCTTCTCTGCGAGCCGGGCATCCATCACCGCGACGATCAGGTCGTGGTTGGGGCGGGGGATGAGCAGCCCCTTGAACACCGCGCCGACGGCGGACAGAATGATGGCCAGGGCGACCGCGACCATGGATCCCTGGACCCATGGAATGGACGCGAAGTCCAACGGACCACCTTTCATGGGGTCAGGTTTGGATGAGGGGGGCGCCGCGCAGCGACATCAACAGTGCGCCCAGCGTGGTGTGCAGGTTGTTGATGTCACGCGCCATGTCCGTGCTGTGCGAGGAGCTGTAGGAGCCCGGCGCGCTGCCTGACGAGGTGAACAGGTTGGCCGGGCCGACCACCGCGGCACCGATCGGCAGCGTCGGAGGGATCAGGCTGTAGGTGCTGCCCGATGATGACGCCCAACGCATCTGCCCGCCGACCACGTAGAACGCTGCGCCGCCCTCGGGAGAGGGCGCGGACCCGTTCGGGATGAAGAATGAGCTGCTCGCCCGGGTGATCGGGGCGCCTTGCGCGGTGCCCACGCGGGCCTCCAGATCCGCGATGCGGCGCTCCAGCTGCTGGATGATGCGGTTCTGATCGGTGGGGAACTGGTCCGGGTTCACGCAGCCTCCGTGTCCTGGGCGGTGATGATCTGCAGCCGGTCTTTGCCGTTGCCTCGGCCGGCCGGAGTGAGAGCCCACCCGATCAGGCGCTGAGCAGGCATCTGGAAGGCGCCGCCCGCATCTGTGCGGATGTGCCAGTTGTTGTTCATCACAAACTCGACCCACCCGCCGATGCCGTTGGGGTCGAAGTCGCTGTGCTTGCCGAGGATCACGGTCGCGGAGAACACTCGGGGTGCGCCGGCCGCGGTCGCCGCATACCTCTGCGCGTACCGCTCCAGCTCGGTCAGGTCTGTGGAGGCCGAGGGGTGGTTGATGCGCAGGTCGATGATCGGCCACCCGGCCGCCAGGTGCGGCGTCTCAATCAGCGTTGAGCGGGCGGCGACGCTGTTCTGGGTGGCGTCCTCCTGCTCGGGGGTGCCGCCGATGACGCCGATCCGGGTGCCGCCCTGCAGTGCGGAGCGCACCTCCCGCCAGTCGATGATCTCGCCGCCGTCGCGCGCCTCGGTGAACGTCCACTGCAGGTCCGGAAAGTCCAGCCGCGGCGAGCCCCACGCCCAGCGGCGCTCCAGGTTGCCGCCGACCAGGGTGGGGTTGATGACGTAGCCGAAGCCGCCCGCGGCGCGCGCGTAGTCGCGCAGCACCCGCCCGTACGTGGTGGTGTCGGCCTGCTTGGCGGCCAGCGGCCGAACCAGGCCCGACATCCCGGCCTGCAGTGCGAACCCCGGATTGCTGCGAGGGTCGAGGCCCATGTGGGCGATCAGGTCGCGGGCGTTTTGGATCTGGTCGTCGTAGAACTCGACGTCGGCCTCCAGGGAGACGCTGTTCATGTAGCCGTCCAGGGTGGTGCCCTGCAGCTGGACCCCCCATCCCAGCCGGGACGATTTGGCGATCTCCGCGGTGTGAATCCAATGGACGCCCATCGGGACGCCCTCACGCCAGGAGTGCACGACGAGCCGGCCGGGCCCGGAGGTCAGGTCGGCGGGGTCGCGGGGGATCATCTCGGCGATCTTGTCGGCGTCCCGCCGGCTGGCGAACGGCAGGAACCCCGACCAGCCGCCCGCCTCACCGTCCCTGCGGTCGTAGGTCGGGTCGACCGGGTAGATGTCGCCGCGGAGCTCCCCGGTGAGGAAGTCGTGCACCGTGTAGCTCGTTCTCGCCACGCCCTTGGTAGGGGTGAACGCAGGGAAGGTGGGCGGGGTGGGGATGTCCCCGCCGCCCGGGGCCGACCCGGCGGACTGCACGAGGATCGTGAACGCCTGACTGTTCGCCTCGGCGATCGGAGGCGACGGGGCCAGGTCGAGCGCGCTCATCCGGGACGACGACGCGAACGGGCGGCCGGCCAGGCTGGCGGTGATGAACACCCCGGACAGCACGTCCAGGCCTTCGTAGCCGGTGAGCTGCGCCCACGAGGCGAGCCCCTCCACGATGCCGACGCCGTACCGCAGTTCCAGGCCGGAGGCAGACACCGGGGTCGCGGCCGGGGCGACCGTGCCGGGCCTTTTGACGACGAGGATGCCGGCCGGGTCCGCATCCTTCAGCACGAGGATGATGACCGTGCCGTAGGTGTTGGCATCGGTCTGCGTGACGGTGTACTGCTCCGGCTCGGCGGTGGTGAGGATCTTGCGTGAGATCTTCGTCCCAGCCCAGTTGGGCCCCTCCAAGGAGTCCACGGGCTGCCAGGTGCCGCCCCCGGAGATGGTCATATCGGCGAACCCGCCGAGCTTGTCCGAGCTTTGGATGGCGAGGATGACGTCTCCGGGCTGGCCCTCTCCGCGGGCGGCAACGCCGGCGGCCGCGCCCGGGATCGGGGTGGCGACGACGGAGCGAACGGAGGCGAGTCCCACAGGTTCCCCCTTCGTGATGGTTACAGGTGGGCGTGCCGCCACAAGACGGTGGCCGGTGGGGCGCCGCCGGCGAACGTGAAGTAGGAGACCTCCGAGACGCCGGGGCCGAGCACGAAGTCAGGTATGCCGACGGATGCGCCGGTACGGAAGCGCCGCTTGTTGACCTCGCCGATCGTCGCGTTTCCGAAGGCGGGATCGATGATGAGCGTTTCGCCGGCCGCGATGGTGAGGTTGAACTCCAGCACGCGCAGGTCTGTGGACCCATCAGGCAGGATGCGTTCAACGACCAGCTCGGGCCCGATCGCCGGGCCGGGACAGCGGATGAGCGGCTTGGTTCGGGTGTTGCCGGCGTTGAACACCTCAACGATCCCGCCGTCGCTTATGGTCGCGCTGAGCAGCTCGCGGCTGTAGAGCTCGGGACGGGCGAGCGTGAACTGGGCGACCGCCTTGATGTGTCCCAGCCGGGTGCGCTTGTCGATCGGCGCGGCCCGCTGGGTGCAGGCCCCGTAACCGATGAGGATCTGGTCGAGCACTTGAACGGCCAGGGGCAGCTGCTCGTCGGCGTCCGGGACGGGGAGCCCGGCCAGGAAATCAAGCGCGGCCTGCTCGATCTCGTCTTTCGGCGCTTTGATGAGCGACTCGTAGGTGATGATGCGCGGCCCGGAAAGCTTCTGCCCGGGCATGGATCCGTGGGCGCTGGGGTCGGGCATGTCGCCGTTGTCCAGAGCGGGCATGTCAACCCACCAGCCGGTGAGCATCTGCCAGGAGTACCGGGTGCCGGAGCCCATCTTGAAGCCGTTGTAGGACAGCTGGCCGGGGCCGGTGAGATCGTCGCCGGCGGCGATCGGCACCGACACGTTGGGCTCGAGGATGATCGCGCGGCCGATCAGCGGCACCGGCGCGATGGTGACGTTTCGGACGGTGGTGATGGTCGGCGTCGGGATGGACGCGGCACCCGTGACGAGCGTGGGCTGCACGTTCGTCGGCGGCGACGATCCGACGAACACGTCCGGCATGGGAATGGTCGTGCTGCCCTGAACAATCCCGGGCTGGACGCGTGTGCCCAAGGAGATGGCCGGGGTCGGGATGGACGCGACGCCCTGCACGGGGGCCGGGGTCACCGACGCGCCGAACCCCTGCGGCAGGATCACCCGGCGGCGGCCCTGCCGCCATGGGATGTTCGGCCCGTCCACCGTGGTCGCGCCCGCACCGCCGGACAGAGTCTGTCCCTGCCCGGAATGGTCGGCGGTCTCGGCCTGGGTGAGCGGATACCACGCCTTCAAGCCGGCGGTGCGCTGCGGGACGTAGGCCCCCGCCTCGGCCTCCAGCTCGGCCTGCGTCAACGTGACGCCGGTCCACAGCTTGACCGCGGCCAGGTCGCCGTTGAGCCACTCACCGCCGTTTCTGGACTCGCCCAGGATCAACCCGTTCAACGCCATCGCGGCGCCGCCGTTGGTCCAGGTGGTGACTGCGAACGAGGTGTCTGCCAAGGATCGGCTGACCATGGTGCCGTTGGTGCCGTTGACGCTGACGCCGAAGTAGTACCAGGTGCCGACCGTCAGCGACCGTGCGCCCTTCACGCCCCCGGAGTAGAGCGCCATCGTCGTGCCGTCGGCGTCGGTCTCCAAGAACACCTCGGAGCCGAAGGAGACGCCGTCGTTGAGGGTCAGCGCCGCGGAGAAGGCGTTGCGGTCAGCCGCCAGCCGCACCCACAAGGAGAAGCTGTACTGGCTGGTTGACGCGAGGCCGAGCGTCCGCGTGTAGTCCTGTCCGTCAGCTGCGAAGCGGACCGCCACAGGTTCCTCCTATGAGTCGCTGTAGCTGAGCCGGACCTCGGTCACCGCGGCGTCGTTGGCCAGGGTGTCGGCAACGTTGGAGCCGATGCGGCGCAGCCGGATACGGACGTCGTCGTCGGCCGCGACGCCGTCCAAGTTGGCGCCGGACACGGTGAACGTGGCCTTGTGCAGGCGTTTGGACGTCGTGCCGAGGTGGGTGTCGTCGACCGTCACCGCAGTCGCGAACGCCTTCGTCTCGATGTCCTGGCTGTCGGTTTCGGGGGTGACCGCGGCCACCGCGATCTCCCACCGGACCACGCCGGAGGTGGCGTTGACCGCGTACCAGATGACCTCGATCGTCCACGCCCCGGACCCGTAGCTGACCGCTGAGGTCTTCCACATCCGGGCCTCGTCGGCGCCCGCGTCGAACAACAACCGGGGCATGGGAAAACTCGTGCCCTGGATGATGTCCACCGGCGCGAACACTGTGGCGGGGCCGACAGACTCCTCTGGGAGGAGTAGTTGCTTGACGGTGGGCATCGCCGCCTCCTACGGGGTGAGATCGAGGGCGGCGATCCCGGCCGCGTCATGGGTGACCAGGAACGTGCCGTCCTGTGTGGACTCCGGCCCGCCGAACCAGACGGCCAGGACAGCGCGGTCCTGGGTGCTGTCGTCGTACAGCAGGTAGCCCTCGGCTGTGATGGTGCTGTTCGGGATGCTGAAGTTGTCGGCGTCGAACTTCATCGACCCGCTGGCGATGGCGAGGGTGGTGCCGGTGACGGCGATGCCGCCCGCGGTGTAGCCGGCTCCGGATGACTGGCCGGACGCCCACACGCCGGCGTTGTATGCCGGAGCAGCCGCACCGAAGTCGGGTGTCACCGAAGACCCGTAGAAGGCGGCCTTCAGGTCCACCTCGCTCGTCAGGTCCACGCTGAGGGCGGTGTCGTCCCACTGGTCGATGTGCGTGGCGACGAAGAAGCCGGAAGCCGTCCAGGCCATCAGGCGCCGTCCTTTCCGAACCGGGTACGCCCGCGGACGGGCCGGGGAGTGACGGTGGCGGAGCCGGGCGGCAGCTGCTCGGCCGGATTCGCAGGCGCGGCGCCGGCCAGCTGCTCCATGGCGGCGATCAGCGGCCCGAAGTCACGCCGCAGCCGCTCAATGTCGGCCTCCGCCGCCTCCCGCTTGGCCACCTTCCTCAGGTCGGTCGCGGTCGCGTACTCGACCAGCTCGCGCTCGGCCTGGGCGATGCGGGCGACCGCGCGCAGCCAGGATCGGGTCTCCGCCATCGACGCCATCTCACGGCGTTTGGCCGTGAGGTTCTCCGGCGACGGGTCCTCGGCCGCGGCCTGCTTGGCGTCGTCCAGGCGGTCCTGCTCGACCTCCAGCGCTGCGAGCATCTCCAGCTCGCGGCGCGCCTTCCCGCGTGCTCTCACGCCTGCCTCCCGATGGTGCCGAACCCGCGGATGTGCGGGGCCTGGATGTGGACGTCCTTGTGGTCGCCCCGGTGGTGGTAGTGCTCTCGGGTGGTGACGATCGCGCCGGAGTCGGTAGCCCGGCGGACGACGCGCACCACCTGCAGGCCCACCCGCCGATCCCGGACCATCGGCGTGGTGTGGCCCTGGTTGGTCTGGACAGACCGCAGCCTGGCCAGGTCCGCGGGCGTGTAGCCCTGCAAGGGCATGGCGATACCGCCTCTCGTGAGGTGACGGGGGTGAAGGGTCAGACGGCGCCGCGGAGGGAGTATTCGAACCCGAACTGGGCGCCTACCTTGGCGACGTCGGCTTCCTCGCGGATCACGGTGTCGTGCATGGTGACGGTCACGCCGCCCTGGGATCCTGCCGGAGGTGGGGTGCCGCCCCAGCCGCCGGGCGGGGCCGGGATCCCACCGCCACCCGTGACGCTGCCGCCTGCGGTGTTGATCGTCTGCTTGGCGACGGTGGATGCGGCCTTGCCGATACTGCCGATCGCCGCATCCGAGGTGGCGGACACGGCCCGGCCGACGAGTCCGGTCATGGCGCCGATGGTGGAGGACTCCATGGATTGGACGCCCTCGATCAGGCCGGCCATGGTGAAGACGCCGATCTCGGCCATGACCTGCGACGGAGACTTGATTTTCAGCTCTTTCTTGATCGCCTTCACTAGGGCATCGACGATCTTCTTCATCTGCTTGTCGAGATCCTTCAGGGACTCTTCGAGCCCCTTCAGGTAGCCCTCACCAGCCTTTTTGCCGGTGTCGAACATGGCGTCCGCGCTGGCCTTGCCCAACTTCTTGGAGGCCTTGTCTACGGCGGCCTGAGCCTTGTTAAGCGCCTTGATCTCCGAGCCGTCCGAGCCGACCAGCATCTCCGCGAAGCTCGCACCCTTCTCGACTCCAGCGTCGATGATGTCCTGAATGATCTTCTTGTTCAGGCCGCGCTTCGCCAGCGTCTGAATGTTGTTGGCGAATTCGTTGATCGCAGACGCCTTGTTCTTCAGCTCAGACGCCATATCACCAGCGCCGCCGATGTCTTCGGCCTTCAAGCCGGTGATGGACGCCCACTCCTCGGCGGTGCCGGCGACCTTCTTCGCGTACTCCTTGGCCGCCGCGAGCTTCTCGACCAGCGCCTCCCGCTGCAGGGCGAGCGACTCCAGATTCCGGTTGCCGGTGCGGACGAAGTCGATCAAGCCTTCGGCGACGTCGGGCTGACTCTTGAACGCGGTCTTGATGGTCTCGACCATCTTCTCGACGGTCGACTTGACGCTCCCCTCTTCCTTGGTAAGGCCGATTACCAGACCCTGTACCGTCCACTTCCCGATTTTCTCAAATTCCTTCGATGGCGAGTTGGAGTCGATTACCCTTTTCGCGGTATCGATCATGGATTTAGCGATGCCGGAAACCGTGTTAACGACTTCCTGGGCTTTCGCCTTTACGCCATTGATCAGACCCTGGATCAGATCCATGCCAATTTGGAGCAGCCAGGTACCGGCGTTCGCGAAAACGGCCTTGATCTTGCCGGGGAGTGCCTTCACGTCCGCGATCAGCTCGGAGACCTTGGATGTGACGGCGGCGACGAGCCGATCCCAGGCCGCTGACGCATCACTCTTCAGCTGCTCCCAGGTGGTGCCCATGAAACCGGCGATGGCGTTGAGGCCCGTGGTCACGGTGTCCTCGGCCAGCCCCCACAGGCTGTCCCAGATTTTAAGGAGCCCGTCTTTCATTTCATCGAAATCGCCAGTCAGGATGCCTTTAATGGTTTTGAATAGGCCGGAGACGATTCCCCAAAAGGCATTCCAGATATTCAGGAAGGTGTCAACCAGAAAGGTAACGCTAGTGATGATGGTGTCGCCGTATTCATCCCACAATTCGCCGAGCGTCGTCAGGACTTCGGTGACGATTTCCTTCACCGAACTGAAACCCTCTTCGAGTTTCGTCCTCCACCCGTCGATGGTCTCCTGGTTCGCCGACACCCACTCAGTGACGTCAGCGACGACGGAGTCCCAGATCTCGCCGAGCTGGCCCGCCCACTCCTGCACTGTCTCCAGGGCGCCGCTCAGCTGGAAGCCATTCCCAAGGCTCTCCAGGGCGGGCAGGACCGAGCCGCCGATGACGTTGACGACGCCGGTCTCCAGGCCGCGCTTGAACTCCTCGATCTTGTTGGCGGCCGTGTCATGCAGCTGGTCGCCCGCGCGCTGAGCCGCCCCGCCGACGTCCCCGAGGGAGTTGGTCATCGGGCGCAGGGCGGCCAAGGCGTCGATGTTGCCGAGGTCCTCGAACTGGGTGCCGAACAGAGCGACCGCGACCTGTTCCTTCTTGACCGGATCGTCGATTGAGAGGATGCCGTCGAGGATCTGCTGGAAAGCGGTCTTCGCTGCAGGTCCGCCGGCCAGGATCTTCTTCGCCATGTCCTCGGCGTTGAGGCCGAGCGCCTTATAGGCCTTGACCGAGCCGTCGGACATGTCGACCGAGCGGATCCGGAATTCCTTCAGGGCGTCGCCGGCCTTATCGAGCTGAATCTTGCCGCCCTTGGCCGCCTCGGCCAGGATGCCGAACCCCTCCCGGCCGGAGATGCCCAAGCTCTGGAAGAACACGGAGTACTCGTCGGAGGCTTCGAGAAGGTCCTCCCGGACTGCGGCCGGGACCCGCTGCAGGCCAGTCGTGATGAGGTCGAAGGCCTCGGTACTGTCCTTGGCAAGCCCCGTCTTGAGCAGGATTCCGACGGAGGCCACGGCGTTGTTGACGTCGAGGTCGAAGATCTTCGCCACGTCCAGGGCTTTGGCGCCCATGCTCTGCAAAGTGGCGGTGTTGGTCATGTCCAGGTCGACGAGGGTTGAGCCGACCGCAGACAGGGCTTCGGCGACCTCGCCGACCGAGTCGCCATAGGCCTGCGCGTACAACTCACCCGCCGCCTGGCCGAGCTTCTCCGACTCCGCGCCGGTCGTGCCGAGTTGGGCATACAGCTTGGCCTTGGCTGACTCTGCGTCCATGGCGGATTCCAGGCCGGACATGAGGGCGGCGCCGATCGCCGCGCCCGCGGCCGCCCAGCCGAGCCCCTTCAGGCCGGTCATGAGGGTGTCGCCGACGCCGGACATGCGGCCACGCCCGGTCTCCTCGACCCCGTCGCCGAGACCGCGCCCGGCGTCCTCGCCGGACTCCCGGGCGACCCGCTCGGCGTCCCGCACTCCGGCGCGGAGGCCGTCAACGAGCTCGTCACCGGCGCGCTGGCCGGCCTGCTGGGCGTCGTCGTCGAGCCGGTCGAACGCCTCGTCGATCGCGGCGTCCAGCTCAGCCGCGAAGGCGTCGGCCTCGGCCAGCATCTCGTCCAGGCCGGCGTCGAGGGCGGCCTCCAGCCGGTCGAGGTCGCGGATCGCCTCGGCAGGGTCGAGGCCGTCGGCGATGCTGCGCTCGATCTCCGCGAGGCTCTTGGTGACCGTGCTCTCCATGCTGGCCATGGAGGAGGAGGTCGAGGACTGCAGGCGGGTCAGGTCCGAGCCGATGGCCCGGGTGCCGCTGGTGAAGTCGCTCTTGTCGAGCTGGGCGTAGGCGACGAGCTCGCCGACAGTGAGCGCCACGAGAGGATCACCCCTCTCACGGGTCAGCCGTAGTCGTCGAAGTCGCTCACGTCGGTGGCGGCCGGGGCGTCTGGTTCACGTTCAGCGCGCAGCACGCGGAAGATGCGGGTCTTCGGATCAGCGAGCAGGCCGAGGACGCGCACGCGCAGCCACCGGCCGGTACGGGCCTTCAGGAGGCCCGGCTGCTCCAGGTCGACCCCGTAGACCTGGTGCAGATCGGCTTCGATCAGCGACCAGCGGGAGAAGAGGTCTTCCCAGGTGATGCCGGGGCCTTCCGGCTCCGGGTTGTACCACTCGCGGAGCCCGGTCTCGGGGTCGATCGGCCCTCCGCCGGAGTCTCCGTCTCGTCGCTCGTCGAGGTCGATCGTGGTTTTGGGATGCCACCCCGCGCCCAGATCTCCATGGCGGCCTCGGTGCCGTGGATGTGCCAGGTGAGCGCGGTCAATCCGCACGCCCTGATCTGCTTCCAGGTGGCGCCGTCGCTGACGAGGTCGTCGTAGACCGATCCGAGCGACTGCCGGTAGAGGGCGGCCTCGGACTTGTCGTCCGCGACCTCCTCATCGTCGTCCTGGGCGGCCAGCGCCTTGTCCTTGATGCCGGTGAACCGGCTCGCGAGACGGGTCCAGGTGTCGGCGTCCAAGGGGAGGACGCTGTAGGTCATGACCCCGCCGACCGGGAGGGGGACGGGCAGGTCCAGCGTCTCGCCGAGGCTGGCGTCGAGTTCAGGGAATCGAGGCATGGAGGGGGGACCTTTCTACGCTGCGGGGTTGGTGATGGCGGTGCGCTTGCCCTTGCCGCCGAACGTCACGTTGAACGGCTCCAGCGCGGTCACGCCGCCACCGCCTCCGCCGTACTGGACGTTGACGCGGCCCTGCCAGGCGTCGGGGGCTCCGTCGCGCCGGTAGTAGCGGATTTCGATGTCGGAGCCGACCCCGACCGCGTTACCGGCCTCCAGGACGAACTGCTGGCCAGGGTCGGGAATGAAGGTCGCGTCGTTGTCGGCGTCGCGCTTTCGCTTGCCCTCGGTTTCGAGCTTCCATTTGCGCTGGGTCGTCTCGTCGCTGCCCCAGCCGTCGCTGTCGAAGTCGCTGTCGTCTTCGAGGGTGGAGTCGATCGTCTCCTTGAAGGAAGACATGCCCTTGAAGGGTGTCCACACCGGCGACGCGGTGGTCCCGGTGTTGACGTCGAGCGCCCACGCGCTCGCGAGCATGGAACGAGTTCCCATTGGTGATCTCCCTATCCGGGGCGGTGCGTGGTCGGGTGGTGTGTGAGGAGGCGGTAGGAGTCGGCGCGCTCCCACCGGCCGTTGCCGTCCGAGCCCATGGGGGCCTGGATGCGGCGGGTCATGAGGAGCACGCCGACGGCCGGGAGCTTGAGGCCCTGGAGGGCGTCGAACACGTCCTCGGCGATGCCGTTGAGCACGCGAATGTCTGGGGTGCCGCGCATGCGGAACTGCACGCCGAGCGTGCCGTCGGTGTTGACGGGGTCGTCGCCGTCCTGGTCGACGCCGTACGGCTGAAGCGCGATGGCCCGGTCCGGCGCGGTGGGCAGGCGGCCGAGCACGATGGCCGTCTCTGACGCGGTGTACGACGGGCCGGCCGGGCGCCACACTCCGGCGCCCGCGTTGTGCAGCTGCTCGGCCAGGGCGGTGAGGAGGTCGGTGGTCCAGTCGCTCACCGCAGGGCCCGCCGAATCTCCGCAGCGATGAGTTCCTGCATCGTCTGCTGCTCGGAGTCGAACGGGTCCTCCAGGTACTTCGCCTTGCGGCCCTCATCGTGCTGGAGATTGAGCTCCTCGTGCTGCCGTACGGCGTAGGGCGTGTCGTAGGAGACGGCGCCGGTCAGGGTTGCAGGATCCACGCTCGGCGTGCCGGACCGCTCCAGCGTCCCCTCTTCGTGCGGGACCTGCTCGCGGGACACCTGGAGCAGGTGCTCCATGGCGACCTGTAGGCCCTTCACTGCGGCCTCGTGCACGCCCTTGTCGAGCTTGCCGAGGTCGAGTTTCAGCTCCGAGCGTTGCGCCATCGAGGCCTCCCTACTGGAGCGCGACTTCAAGGTGATCCGGCACCGGCAGGCCGCCGCCGTCGCGCCGGGACGAAGTGATCACAGTCGTCGTGCGGCCATTGGCGGTGACGCGGGAGCCGGTCGGGCAGGCGGTGTCGAGCGGCATGTAGACGGTGGTCTCGGAGACGACCTCGGAGCCTTCGGCGTCGCGGACGAGTCGCCGTTTCTCGTCGACGAAGCAGCGCACGGTCACGGCGTCGCCGTACTCCGGGCCGAACGGGCCCTCACCCTCAGCGGGCTCGACGAGCACCTGGTGGACGAGCAGCCACGCGGGGAGGACGCCCATCAGCAGTACGTCCGCGGCGCGTGGCCGAGCAGACCCGCCTGGGCGAGGACCTGTCGGGCCTGCGATGCCAGGCCGTCCGCTGTGCCCGCACTCCCGGCTGTGCCGCCGGTCCGGCCGCCGAGAGTGACAGAGCCGATGCTCACGTTGTCGTAGACGGGTGCCGCTCCGGTGCCGTCCTCACCGCCCACGATCCACGCGGCGGTCTGCTCGATCGTGGCGTCGCGCAGCGCGGCCAGGACCCGCGGGTCAGTAGCCATGCCGTCGTCGTCGGTGGTGTAGATCGCGGAGATGAGGGCGCCGTTGACGACGCGGGACGCCCGGGTGAGCATGAGGCCGATCCCGGCTGGCGCGGTGGTGCCGGTGTAGTCCTCGTAGTCCTCGGCGGTTGCATGCGCCATCGCTGCCTCCCTCTGCGTGGTTGTACGCGGGCGGGCGGTCCCCCTCCGAGCCGCCCACCCGCGCGATCATGGGCCCCCGCTACTTAGGGGTGACTCGGATGACCGAGTAGGTGACGGAGGCGGGCGCGGAGACGTCCAGGAAGACGACGCGGCCGTCCGCGCCGCCCTGGTCGTACTCCGAACCCCACGGCCCGAACACCTGGGAGGTGGCGGGTGCGACGGCCTTGACCCGGTCGGCGGGGACGACCCCATCGACCTGGGCGCGGTCACCGAACTGGGTGGTGATGTTCACCGAGCCGACGGCGCCGTTGTTGACGACGACCGCGGTCCGGCCGTCGTTCGGCACCGAGATGCCGTCCGCGGTGAACGCGGCCGGCGTGCAGATGGCGCCGGTGGTAGAGGCGGCGACGGGGGTGGTAGCGACTCGCGCCATGGTTACTCCTCCTCGTCGGCCGCGGCGCGGCCGTGCAGGTCGATGAGCTCGGCCTTGGTGAGATCCGCGGCCTGCTCGCGGTCCATGCCCTGGGAGACAGCCCAGTCGACCCAGGCAGCCTTCGGAGCGGACTGCGGCGGCCGGTCCTGGGCAACCGCCGTGGCGGGCTCCCCGTCTACCAGGACGCGCTGCGCAACCTCGGTCTCCCGCTCCTGCTGGGCGGCCGGATCGCTCGGCACGGGGCCGGGGACGATCGGCGCGGGGCCGTCCGCGTGTACGCCGGGGGCGACGACGGCCGGCCCATGCGGGTCGGCCTGGCCGGCGTTGGTCGGCGGCAGGAAGTCGCCCGGCTGCGGGTTGACGGCCGCGTCCCGGAGGCGGGTGCCTGCCTGGACGCGCTCGACGTCGCGGGAGTCGACCGGGGTCGGGCCGTCCGGCTGCTCGGTGGTCTCGCCGTCGACGTCGTATCCGGCGCCCCGGCAGTAGTTGATGACGGCGGCGTTGTCGGTCTCGGCGACGCCGTCGCGGAACTGGACGTCGCCGATGGTGCCGTTGTAGTCCTTCACGGGGGCGGTGATCCGTGCCATGAGTCTGCCTCCGATCAGGCGCTCTTGAGGTTCCTGAACACGGCCGCGGCCTTGGTCGCCTTGAGCACCGGCGCCACCGGACCCAATTCGACTTCGCCTGTCTTCACAGCGCCCGCGCGGGTGAAGTCCGGCAGCCAGGTCTGCACCAAGGGGCGGCCCGCCATGGACACGCCGTGGAAGCCGTCCAGGCCGAACCTCGCCGCGTACAGGTCGCCGAGGCCGGTGATGTTGCCGCCCGCGCCGCCGGCGTCGGCGTCCCGGGTGACCAGGTCGATGACCGCGGTGTTCGATCCGGCCTTGGCGCCCAGGTCGATGAGCCTGATCCCGTTGTACGCCTGCACCGGCCGGCCGAACGAGTCGGTCGTCTTGTCGATCATCTCCGACCAGGCCGCCGCGTACTTGAACAGGGCGAGGGTCTTCCGGTTGCCGAAGATGGCGTCCGGGGTGCCGTCCATGAGGGCGAGCCAGGAGTCGATGTGCGCCATGAACGCCAAGGCCTCCGCCTTGGTGTCGATGGTGGTCATGTCGATGTAGCCGGTGGTCACACCGTTGGACAGAGGTAGGTACTCGGTCGACGTGCCAGTGAGGATCTTGCTGAGGCCGTCGAAGCCGTCGGTGGTCACCGCGCTGTCGCCGTTGATCACCTGGTCGGAGAAGAACGCGTTCGCCGCCTTGATCTTCTGCGACATCTGGAGTGCGGTCTCGGCGCCGGCCGCCATCCTGTCCAGCACCCTGTCGATCTGGAAGGACCCACCGAGCGGCTTGAGGTCCACCGAGTAGCGCTGCTTCGTCACCTCGGCGGGCGTGTACTCCGAGTTGATCGCACGGAACGCTGCGGTGGGCTGGGTGATGAGCCGCTGGTAGGCGTAGGTGAGGGTGGCGCCGTTGCCAGCGCCGGAGACGACGTCGTCGAAAGTGAGCGCGTCGAGCAGGAAGGATGACTTCTGGAACTCGTCGATGACCTGCAGATCGACGTCGTCGGTGGTGTTGAGCTTCGCCTGGGCGAGGGAAACGGGCATGGGATGTTCCTCCGGATGGTCAGCCGCTGCTCTTGGCGAGCTTCGCGGTGATGGCGTCGGTCAGGTTGGCGGCCTTGCCTGCCGTCCCGGGCCTGCCGGGGGGTTCGGAGCCGCCACGCGGGGCCGGCGCCTGGCCGTCCGTGCGGTACTGCGGGTTGTCCTCGACCGCCTTCTTGATGGCGTCGCGCAGCTTGGCGTCGAAGCCGTCGGCGGTCGGGTCGAGCTTGTCGAGCTGGGCGAGGAACGCCCGGGAGTCGGTGAGCTTCCCGGCGTCCGCTCCGACCTTGGCCGCGGCCTTGTAGACGGCGAGCTCGACCGTGAGCGACTTGTTCTGGCCGGACAGATCGCCGATCTGCTGGGCGAGCTGGGCAGGGTCGGCGGGCTGGTCGCCGTCCTTGACGAGGCCGAGGGCCTTGCCGATCTGCTGGGCGAGGTCCTGCCTCGCCTGCTCGGCGGCCTGAGTCTTGGCGTTGGTGCGGCTGCTGGCCGCCTCGGTGCGCAGGTCGCGGATGAGCTTCTGGGCGAAGTCGGGCAGTGAGGCGACGTCGCCCTCGCTGCCGTGCTGACCGTCCTGGCTGCTGCCCTGCTGCCCTTGGGTGGCCGGGGACTGCTGGCCGGTGTCCTGGCTGTCCTGCTGGGTGCCATCGCCCGCGTCTCCGTCGCCGGACCCGCCGGCCTGGAGGTAGATGGGCTGGCCGGTCTTGCGGTAGCCGAGGAGCGCTCCGGGCGCGGTCGGCAGGGGGTGCGGCATGGTGCCCTCCTGGGGCGTGGGGTTACGGCTGGCGCCTGGCCAGCGTTTCGGGCATCCATCCCAGGTGATCCGGGCTGGAAAGTCGTGGTTGCGTCGTATCGTGCGCGGATGCACCCTCCGCAGCAGCCTCAGCAGGGGCCGTACGGTCAGCCGACGCAGCAGTACACGCAGCCAGGGCCGCCGCCCGGCTGGCAGCAGCCTCCGCCGCCTCCAAAGAAGGGTGGGAAGGGCGCGGCCATCGCCATCGTCATCGGGCTGATCGTTGTGCTGGCCGCGCTCGGCGGGCTGCTGAAGCTCGTAGACGGGGGCGGGGAGGTGAAAGTCACAGGCGGCGATGAGCAAGCCGTGGCTACGCCGGCCGCCGTGTCGAAGATCCCGAAGCCCGACGCGCAGCAGACGGAAGACCTGCTGTACGGGCTGCGTCAGATCGACCGGGAGCTAGATCGGGCGAGGTCCATCGACCGGGCCCGGAACAGCTGCTCGGACCTCTTGAACGGTGAAGACCGCAATGATGTGATCAAGCGGACACAGCTACGGTTCGACGGGGTGGCCGACATCGACACGGCGGACGCGCGGGCCATCGTGAAGCTGATCGAGGACGGCGGTTGGTGCCGCTAGACGCGCAGTTCGAAGCCCTCGAAGAGGTCCGGGTCGATCAGGTCCTCGGCCTCCATGCCCGCCTCGTAGCAGGCCTGGAGGATGGTCCACACGGCTCCGGCCGCGCGCACCCCGGCGGGCCCGGCTTGCTCGGCGGGCAGGAACCCGGCCGCCTGGCGGTCGTCGGTCCACACGTGGCCCAACAGGACGCCGCCTTGGTGGAGCTCGGCCCGGCGCACCGGGCCCTGCGGAGCGGAGGAGTAGCCGGCCGGAGCGTTCACCTCGGCTGGGCGTGGGTCATCGGCCCACCGCCCATATGCCTCCGCCATCACTCGCCGTCCTCCTTCGCGAACCCGCCAGCGTATCCGTCGTCTACATCACCGACCGGGTCCGGCTTCCAGCCCGTGGGCTTGGTCCAGTCGTCGGGGACGATCTCAAGTTCCATGAACCATTTGTTGTTCCGCTCGTAGGCGGCGTGAACCACATACCGCATGCCACGGTCGAGGAGCATTTCGCGTTCTTCTTCACCGTACTGCGAGAAATCCATCACGTTCAGCGCCTTGGTGCCCTTCGGCGCTTTGATCATGAGGTAGATCTCGCCGTTGAACGCGGCGTTGCGGCCGACCGATGTGGACATGTAGCCCTGCTCAGCGAATTCCTTGCCGACCAGATCAGCCATCGTCTCAGGTCGTCTGAGGTCGGCCCCCAGGAACCGAGCGAACATCTCGCCGACACCGCGGTGCAGAATGACGTCTTCGGGCAGTTCCGCTTTGTCGAACGCGGTTTCCAGGCCCTTGACGATCCGGTTGTAGTTCGCCAGGTCGCGCGAGGTCGTAGGTAGGACGCCGCCGCGTAGGGCCTTGTTGACCATGTCATGGGCGATGCCGGTGTAACCCCGTAGCGCGCTCTGCTCGTCGGGGGTGAGGTTGGGTGTGGGGTGCTTGGTGTTGGCCCACTTCACACCGTCGGCGTTGGTGCGGTGACGCAACGCCTTGCGCATGCCGCCGAACTTTTGGGCCTCGGCCTTCTTCTTGGCCTGTGCGAGGGCACGGGCCTTGGCCTCGGCCTTCTTCGCCGCGGGCCCGGCGTCGGGCGTAGGGGTAGGGGTGGGCGGCTGCATGTCGCCGACCGGTCCGCCCTTCGGCCCGCCGGGGCCCGGGTGGTTGCCGGCGCCGATCTGCTCCCGGTAGCTGAGCCGCTTGAGCTTCGGGTGCTTGGCGAGGTGGTCGCGCAGGTTGGCCTGGGCGGCACGGACGCGGGCGTTCGCGGCCTTCTTCGCCTCCGGGGTGAGCGCGGCGAGGGCGCTCTCCTTCTCCTTCCGGATCTTCCGCTCGAGGGCGCGCTGCTTCTGCCGTGCGACGTCGCCTTCGGGGTCGGCGGTGTCCTTCTTGAGCTTGGTCACGCCCGGGAGGTAGGCGCTGACGGAGTGGCGGCAGTTCGGGTGCTGGAACCCCTTCGCGCGGGCGCCGTCGAGGGTGTCGAGGACGTCGACGGTGACCTGTTCACCGTCCTGCGTGGCGTGCTCCATCCGGATCTTGCCGATCGGTCCGCTGTTCCGCCTGAGCACCTTGGACTCGTACGGCCGGCACCTCCTGCACTCCTGCGTGTTGTCGGAGACGTACACCAGGTCGATGCCGATCGAAGCGAGCCGGTCCATCTGGCCTTGGATGGCGGCGCGGGCGGCGTTGGTGCGGCCGATCATCTCCGTGTAGGAGGACAGGCGCCACTGCCGCCCGGCCCGGTCCGTGAAGCTGACGATCCCCTGGTCCATGAGGCGCTGCCACGCAGCCTGAGACGCCTGCCGCCGGGTGGCTGTGCCGGTGGCGATGCGGGCGGCGGTGGCCGCCTGCACGGCCCGGTAGGCGTCCATGGGGGCTCGCAAGATGTTGCCTTCAACCCTGCCGAGGTCGCGGTGCAGGGCGGCGGCGATGTTCTCGATGACGGCCGCGCCGGGCACCTGGCCCATGGCCTGTCGGGCGTCGTCGCGAACGGCCTTGCTGACGGGCAGGCCGGTCAGGGCGGAGCCGTAGCCGTCCCGGTAGGCCTGCCGGATGGCCTCGCGGACGACCGCGCTCTTGGTCTTCTGGAGGCGGTCGTGGACGGCCACCGCGGCAGCGCGGAGCCGTCGGATGGCATCCAACTTGACCTCGGCTGTGGGCGCGATCAAGTCCTTCTTGAGCTCGTCGGCGACGACCGTGATCAGGCTGGCCTCGACCGACCGGTAGAGGTCGGCGACGGTGCCGGCGATCTGGTCGAGGAGATCCTGGTCGACAGCCACGGGGACCTCCTCACGCGTACTACATGGGCACTTGGAGAAGGCGCAGGATTAGCCAGCACGCGGCAATTGACCCGACCAGCGTGCCCGCACGGACGAACGAGTAACGAAGCGCCGATCGGGTTTCGAGGACATGGATCGCGCCGCTCATGAACACAGCAACCATGAGCAGGATCGCCCAACCTAAGGTCCATTCGTCGCTCATGCCCGCCATCATTCCTCACGCGCGGGTGGGCCGTCCTGCTGCTCGGCCTCCGGGTCCTCGCCGGTCATCTCGCCGGGCAGCGCGAACGGGTCCATCACCGGGGCCGGCTGATCCGCCTTGATCTTCGCGACCTCCTCGGCCACCTGTGGGTCATCCCAGTCGGGATGCGCCATACGGACCTTGGTGTCGGTGCTGGCCGCCATGGCGTCGGACAGCATTTGGATGGTGCGGGCCACGCTCTCGGCGTCCTGGGAGACGGCCGCCCCGAACTCGATGGCCGGCACCTCGGGGAGTGCGTTGGACCAGCCGAGGGCCTTGTCGAGGGCGAGCATGGCCTCGGTGATGCGGCGCAGCGCGGGCTTCCAGTACTGCGCTTTCCGGTCCCGTGTGATCATCGATCGGCGCTCCCGCGCGGTCACCTCGGTCGCAGTGGCCGCGGCTTCCCCCGCGAGCCCGAAGGACTGGGCGGAGTAGCCGGCGCTCCGTACGGCCTGCTCGATGATGGCCTGCATGGTCTGCTGGTGCTCGGCGACGCGGATGGAGAACTGGTTGAGCGTGATGCCGCCGCCCTGTGTCGGGTCCATGGTGAGCTCTTGCCAGACCTCGCGGTCGGCGTCGAACGCGGCACCGTTCCCGGGGCCCAGGTTCTGCAGGTAGCCGGAGGGGACGATGAGGCGGGCGCGGGCGAGCCGGATGTCCCGCATCCACGATGTCCACGTGGTGTCGAGCGCGTCGAACAGATCGAAGCAGGGGGAGGCGTAGTCCGAGCGCCCGTACGGCTGGCCGCGGTGCTTGCGATTGGGCCGCATGTTGGGGACGTGGGTGGCGGTGAGCAGCGGGATGCCGGTTGCCTGCCTACCGTCTGCGTCGACCACAGAGGCGAGGTGCGCGGTGTCGAGCCGGTCGTCGAGCGGCAGCTGCTGGCCGAGGTGCGTGCTCGTGCCCTCGAACACCGCGTAGGAGATGTAGCCAGACTCGTGGTGCTCCAGCAGCCGGACGACCTGCTCACCGGAGCGCTCCAGCTCGCGCCAGAACGTGACCTCGGTCAGGCGACCCCACCGGAAGACCGGGATGGCGGCGTCGCCGTGCTCGACGGCCAGGATCGGCCGCTTCGCCACGTCCTGGTCCCAGGCGAGTTTCAGGTAGACGTCGCCGAGCGCGGAGTCGACCTCGGCGGCCTCCAGCAGGCGCATGTGGACGCCGCCCTCTTCGAGGATCTCGTCCAGCCGGTCCTGCGTCGCCGGGTCGTCCACGGTGAACGTGGGCGGCTCGCTGAACATGAGGTCGGCCGAGGTGGCGGCGATGTCGCCGGCGAGGGGGATGTGCAGGCGGGTCTCGTGCCGGGTGAGATCCCGGGTCTGCGCCCAGAGGTGTTGGACGTACTCCTGGCGGTCGCGGCCGCGGACGAGGCGGGTGCCGTACAGGTCGGCGAGACGGGTCTTGTCGCCGGCGTACCAGGCGTCTGCTTCGTCGTAGTCGGTGTAGATGTCGGTGAGGTTGGGGGGCGGCCAGGTGCCGCCGCTCGGCAGCGGCATCGTGCACGTCCTCTCAGTCGAGCGGGTAGCGCGCCCGGATCTCGGCGGCTTCGGACAAGAGGACGGGACGGCCGTCAGCGTGACGGCACATGTCGTTGACCGCGTGGCCGCCGTATGGGCAGCACTGGCGGGGCCCTACCTCGACGGGGAGCGTCGCAATCTCGGCAGGTTCACCCGGCGCGGGCTCGGCGGGCGGTGTCCAGCCGAGCGCGACCAACGCGGCGTGGGTCTTGTCGGGCACGGTGACGATGGCCTCGCCGTCGACGTCGACCTCTCGGATGATGAGGTCGAGGGTGATCGTGGGGAGCTCGTTGACGGCGGTGTGAAGGTCGAGGGCCCGGATGCCGGTGAGCTTCTGGCCGTCGACCTCGACGGTGGAGCCGAGGAAGCCGGGGGTGAGGTGCAGCTTGGCGGTACGCGCGGCCATCAGGGCTTGTCCAGCGCGGCACGGACGAAGCAGTCCTTCGCCTCCAACAGCTTCCGCAGACCGGCAGTGAGCTCCGGGCCGTCGGGCAGCTGCTCGATCATCTCGTGGGCGAGGTCGTGGCACGGCTTACTGGCCGCCTGCAGCTTCGGGGGCAGGTGCTCGAATTCGAAGTAGCTGACGATCCGGTAGGTCGAGGCGCTGCGTCCGGCAGAAAGCACGAGGAACTCCAGAGGGGTTGAAGATCGGGATTTAACAACTACCGGGAATGGAGATTCCCGCAAGCTAGTGCTGCTAGAGCGGCGCTCACGCGGCCAGTCGGAGCGCTGGGCGGATGAGCGGACGCCACATCCATGCTGAGGAATGCACGCCGTACCGCAACGCGTCTGTGCTGTGGTCGTCGACCTTGATGGGCTTGTCCTCGCCGCGCTCGGCCGCCTTGTCGTCCCATGAGTAGCTGGGCAGCTCGGCGAGCAGACCCTCGCAGGATCGGTGGATGCGGAGCTGGTCGGCGCCCAGCAGCGTGGACACCGTGCGGATGCCGTCGAGCACCGAGTTATCGGCGGCCGAGACGTTGGGCACCTGGTCGCGCCAGAGCTGCGTCATGAACGACGCAGCCGAGGGGTCAACGTAGATGCGTTCCGGTGTGATGCCGAGCGCGCGGCCCTGCTCACCCGGCCGGCGGATCCCGGCGAGCCAGCTCCGAAGGTTCAGCGAGTACTCGCCGTCGGTGAGCTGCCGGCGAGCCAGCTTCGAGTCGTACCGGTACTCGGAGACGACATGCAGGCGCCGATCCTCGCCCAAGCCGATCGCCAGCCCAGCGAAAGCATTCACCGTTCCGTAGTCGATGCCCACGCTGAACCAGCGGTCAATCGCAGGCAGCTCGTCGACGACGTGGCGGGCCTCGTCGAACATGTCGAACACGGCACCCTCGGCCAAGCACCAGTCGCCGAGGATGAACCGCCGATACCAGAGCCCCACGTACTCCTGCTTGAGCGAGGCGACATAGGCAGGATCAAGAGCGGGGTTGTCGTCGAGCGTGAAGTGCCAGTGCCGTAGGTCGAGTTCGCCAGCGCGAAGGATGAACTTCTTACGCGCCCAGTGGGCCGGCCCATCGGGGTTCGTCGTCGCGAACACCTTCGCCCCAGGTACGGACAGGCGGGCCAGCAGCTGGGCGAAGAAGGACTCCGGCAACAGGGTGAGCTCGTCGACGTAGGCGCCGGCCGCGGTCAACCCTCGGAGGCGGCCTTCGGCGCGGGCGTCGTTGGCGGTGATGACCTCGATCTGGCGGCCGAGAATCGTGGCCGTGGACGCGCCGCGCGTGTAGTGAACGTGGCGGGCGACGTCGCCGAACAAGGCCGGATCCTGCAGCGGGCCCAGCACGTTGCGAGCCACCGTGTCCAACGTCTTGCCGCTGATGACGAGCGCACCGCCGCGGGGGGCTTGGGCGACATACATCAACCAGCGCAGCAGGGAGGAGATCGTCTTGCCGGACCGTACGGCGCCGGACCAAATGTTGATGCGCGCCGTGCTGTGGGCGATCGAGCGCTCTTGCAGGTCACTCAGTCGGGGTGTCACCGTGGCGCCCTTGCATGTCGGCGAACATGGCGCCCAAGAGGCTGACGGCCTGCTCAGCGCCGGAACCAGAGTCGTGCTTCTCGATGGCGACATGCTTGTCGATGAGGACGCCATAGGTGATGGCGAGGTCGCGTAGAGCGGAGCCGGGGAGCGTCTTGCGGATTTCCGCGAGGGCCTCTTCAGCGGCTTCGAGTGATCCGGAGGCGAGTTGTGTGCGTCGAGCCTTGTTGTCGATGACGCGAGCTTCGGTCGCTTTTTGGGTTTTCTCCCGGGAGAAGGGCGAGTCGATTCCGGCGTCTGCGGCGATCTTGCTGACGGTCGTGGTGCTTACTTCGTGATCGCGGGCGATCTGTCCTCTCGACTTCTCACCAGCGCGGATGTCCTTGAGGATCGCGGCGCGTGTGGTGTCGGGGATGGGGGCAGGCACACGCGCTCACCCCCGGAAATGCGGAAAGCCCCGCACTGAGGCGGGGCCTGATTCGCTAACTGTGACGAGGTTACGCTCCTACAGCATGTCACCTCACTGATCATTACGGCAAGTCGGGTCAACTCGCCTTGCGCACACTGGTGGGATCCATCAGCTCCAGCACGTCCCCGACCCGGAACAGGGCTCGGCCGCGGGCGTCAGTCGTGCGGGGGATGAGCTTCTTCCTGCTGACCCAGGTGTACAGCAGGGCGGGGGCGATAGGCCGCACGAGCGTGGTCAGCGCACGGGCGACGTCAGGGGCGGGCAACTCCAGGTCCTCCACCGCGCCGAGCATCCACAGCTGCCGGTCCTTCACCCGGTAGCGCAGCCGCTGGCCGTCGTCGTCCACACAGACGGGGCAGGCCACCATCACCGCGTCGGGGCGGGCGTACATGTCGCTGCCGCACTCGTCGCAGGGGCCGGCGTAGACCTGGTCGGCGGGCCGGTCCACGGCCTTACGGGCCTGCCGTACGGCTTCGGTGAGCTCCTCGACGGCCTCCGCGGCGGCTTCGCGGCGCAGCAGCGCCTTGCTGTGCCAGATCAGCCACCGGGCGATGGCCGCCATGTCATCGGCAGGGCCGCGGCCGAGGCTCGCGTACTCACACGTCATGTGCTCGCACGCCTGCCCGCACAGCGGCCCCTGCAGCGTCTGCACGCCGGCGCTGAGCATGCGGGCCCAGCCGACGAGCGCGCTCTTGAGGATGAATCCGGCTTCCCGCGCCCGCTCGTCCCACGGCATGGGCGTCTCGGCTCCGCGACGGCCGCCGCCGCCCATGCGGGTCTGCCGGGTCAGGGCGAGGTCGAGGTGGTGGGCGAGGGAGGGCACGTCCGCGAGGTCGCGCACCAGCCCGGCCGAGCAGGCGCCGCACACCTGGACCGAGCCGGGCATCATTCGGTCGCACCAGATGACCGGGCACGGCATGGAGCTCACTGGTTCCCCCTGAAAGTCGTACGGCTGTGCTGGAGGGGGGAACGAATCGTTCCCCTCTCGGTGAGCTGCGCTGATAGGAGGGACGCACGGCTGTGACGGCCGTGCGTCCCCGAGTGGATCAGGAGTCGGGCGAGAGGATGCCGGACGGGCCGCGGCGGGCCTTCTTCAGCGCTTCCTCTTCGGTGAGGTCGCTGTGGAACAGCTCGACGCCCGGCGCCGGGGTGCCGTCGGCGTGGTAGGCGGTCAGCCCCTTGAGCTTGTCGCCCCACACCTTCCGCATCCCGTGGGCGAAGGCGTCCATCGTGTTGTTCATGTACTCCTGGCCCCACGGGCTGCAGCTGAGGAGCAGCGGGAGCCGATCGTTGCTGATCAGCCAGTCGCCATAGGCGGACCAGCGGCGGCCTCCAGCGTCGGGCTTGGCCTCCGGGTTGTCCTGGACGAAGGAGAAGTGAAGGTCGAGGTAGTCGCGCATGCACTCGTAGCCGAGACGGCCGTCTCCGCGCTCCTCATCGTGCTCACGCTGGTCCCTCACGGCGTAGCCGTACTGGAGACGCGCCCACTCGTCCGCCTGCCAGACCGGCATGCCGAGCTGGGCAGCGACCTCGCTGATCAACAGGTACTTGTTGTCGCGGCTGGTGAAGTGGACGGGCGCCTCTCCGAAGCCGGCGAGGTCGATAACCATGCCGTGGACGGCGGTGAGTGGGGTGGTCTTGGCGAAGTGCTCCAGGCGCTGGACGGCGCGAGAGATCTGCTCTTCGGGCCCCTCGTCGAGGAGGTACTCCTCGTTCGCGGTGACAATGGTTGTGGCGAAGGCTATGAACACGAGGCGATTCCCTTCGTTCGTGCTGGTCGTGCGATCCTTGGGGTGGCCGCCCTCGCTACCGACGAGGGCGGCCTTACTGCTGTTCACGGGGTGTGGGTCTCGCGGATGTGTCGCAGGTCGTCGGTCATGTGCTTGAGTCGCGCGGCCTGGTCGGTGATCCACGCCGTTTCCTGCTCGGTGCGCTGCCGCCGCTCCTCGGCGTAGGCGGCACGGTCGGCGTGGGCCTGGCGAAGGAGCCGGCGGGTCTCGCGGATGTCGGTCCGCTGAAGTCCGACGACGACGAGCAGGACGTAGACAGCGCCGAGGAGGAGCTGCTCCAGGACGGTCACAGGACACCTCTGTCGGTGGCGAGGTTGGCCTGGCGCTCCCGGATCAGTTCCAACACCTCGGCCGCGTGCCGGATACAGATCTGAACGGCGTTGGGGTCGGAGTCGAGGGCGGGGTTGGCGCACGGGTTGCCCCGGCGGCTGTACATCCGGCAGCGGGACTCACGATCCGGCGAGGCGACCGCGGTCTTCGTGGTGGTCATCGGACATCATCCAGCTCTCGCAGGAGGCGCTCAGCAGCCTGGACGTACGTGAGGTTGTGGCGCTTGCGAATGAAGCCGATGACGTCGCCACCATCGACGCAGCCGAAGCAGATCCACAAGCCGCGCTGCGGGAGGACCTTGATCTCGTGGGTTGAGTCCTTCGGCTGGAAGGGGCAGGGGCCAGCGAGGTGGCCATCGTCGGTCCTGTGGAGCGGCACGTAGTCGCTGACGATCCCGTCGATCGGGGATGCCCGCTGGATGAGGAAGATTTCTCTATCGGAGAACGTGTTGATCACGGTGATCCCTTCGTGGGTTAGGCGCTCTTGCGCCGGTCGGGTCCGGTCATGGGGACGACGTCGCAGCACTCGGAGAACCGGGACGCGACACGCGCGCCCACCTGATCAGCGAGAGCTTTCGGCGGGACGTTCGAGGTGACGATGAACGGCTTGGCATGCGCGTACCTTTCATCGACGATCTCGTAGAGCTTCTCGGCGGTGAATTCGGACGGCTTCTCCGCCCCGATGTCGTCGATGACCAGCAGGCTGGTTTTCTGGGAGTCGACGATGGGCTGACGGGTCTGGTTGTTGCTGGGGCGCAGCTCGTCGAACAGGGTGGTTGCCCGGACGAACTTCACGGTCGGCGGGATGCGGCGCTGCTCGCCATAGTTCTCGCTGACGCGAGCCCTGGTGGGGGCGATTCCGGTGATGAGGCACCACGCCGCGAGTGCGGTGTAGGCGGTGTGGGTCTTGCCGACGCCGACGCTGCCCGTGATGTAGAGCCCTTCGGCATCGAGGCCCTTGTGGGTCCATTCCTCCACGCGGGGAGGCAGCGTGATCGGCTTACGGAAGCGGGGCGGGATGAACTCAAGCAGGGCCTGCATGATGCGGTCGCCCTGGCAGCCGGGGCAGCGGGCCGCCCGGAGGTGGCCATCCTCGGCTGAGACGTTCACCCAGCCGTCTCCCGAGCACCCCTCCGGGTGGGTGGGAACGGGGAGGTGGCGGAAGATCGAGATGGGCTCGTTGCGGTCATCCGAACTTGAGGTCACGGTAATCCTCTTCTGTGAATTTCTCGGGGTTGGCCCCAGGCGACTGGCTGCGGCCGGACTGTTGCGCTGAAGGTCGGGATGTAGCGACGCCACGGGATCCGCGGGACTTCATCTCAAGATCGCTGTACTTCTCTCGGAACTTCGGCAGCGAGTGGAGGTGCTGGTGCCAGAAGAAGTCCCTCTGTGACCAGTCGAGGACGGCGAGAGCCTCCTGGAGGGGGATCTTGTCCTTGTCGAGCAGGAGCCGCGCCTCGGCACGCCATGGGTCAGGGGCTGCCGTCGGGCGCCGCCGGTAGTCCTTCTTGATCAGCCACTCAAGGAGGCGGCTGCACAGCTCCTCGACGTCCGCCCGGGGCGGGGCGTCGTCGGTGGGCTTCTTGGCCTCCTTCGATTTCCGGGACGAAGAAGTTCTTTCTTTCTTAGCTTTTTGAGGGTGAGGGGATGGGGGGGACTCTCGTCCCGCCTCGTCCGACCTGGGAGAACTGTTTTCGTACCCCTCTTGAGCTGGGAAAAGACCCTCTTGAATTTCGGTGTCGAGGCGGGACGCTGATCCCTCCTCTGAAGGGTCAGGCGGGACTGTGGTCCCCCCTCCGAGGCGGGACGCTGATCCCTCCTCTGGGTTCGAGGCGGGATGCTCGTCCCGCCTCAGGGGGGCGAATGCCGGGATGCGGAAGTTGGTCTGGACGTTCTCTCGCGCGAACACCGGCCGCCCATCCGAGCCCTGCCCGATCGGCACGCGGACTTCCAGCCCCCGTTTCGCAAGCCGCTGGAAGACTCGCCGGATGCTGTCCCACTGCAAGCCCGTCCGCTGGACAAGCTTGTCGGGGCCTGGCCAGCACACGCGCGTTTCGTCCCGGGCGTCCTCCGCGAGGACAACGAGCACCAGGCGCTCGGCCGGAGTCAGGTCCCTGGGCGCGTGATCCAGGACCTCGACGACGAGCTTTATCCCCATCAAGAGGGGTCCTTTGCGCCGTTGAAGTAGTTGTTCATAGGTCCCCGCTCGCGCGTGTAGTCCTGTTTTCGGGTAGGGCGGACCGCCCGGCGTCCTAAAGCGGACGCCGGGCTTCAACGAGCAGGATCAGGTGATGGCGACGGCGTTGTAGACCTGGTCGAAGAGCGGCCTATGGCGCTCCTGATACTGGGCCACGGGCACCACGTGCCGGCCGACGAGGTCCTCGATCTGCGGCGGAGCCTCGTCGTACAGGTTGATGTAGAGCCGCTTGAGGTTCTTGCCGAACTGGCCCGCAACCCGCTTGGTTTCGGTGTCAGTGAGACCCTTGCCGCCGAGGTACGTGGACACCGTGAGCGGCCTGGTCAGCGGGTCCAACTCAGGAGTCTCCCCCATGAGGCGCCCCGCGAGGCGCCGACTGCATGCGTCCCAGTAGCCGCGGTCGCCGACGCCAGCGCTGGAGAGGATGGCGATGACCTCGGCCGCGGCCTTGGCGCGCTGAATGTCCTCGCCGAGCTGGCCGCCCGTGGCATGCGGGAGGATTGCGCCACTCTGGATCATCTCTGCTTCGCGAGCCCGCACCGCGAAGTAGGTGAGCGCCTCAGCGATCTCTCGCTTGCGGCTGTCACCGCGCATCGCAACCAGGTAGCAGGCATACCGGGTCAGCCGGTAGTCCGCGCCGTTCCGGCCGACGTGGCCTTCATTCTTTCCGATGGTGGAAAAATTGGCCTCGACGTCTACGCCCACGAGATCGGCGGCGGTCATGGCCAGCTCGATGACGGAGGCGAACCGGTGCCACGCGCTGTAGCCGAGAAACGGCTGGAGCTCGCGGGCGAACCAGTGCTCGCCACGCTCGTCCACGTGCTTGATCGCGTCGAACGGAGATCCGCTCAGAAGATCGATGTTGGTCACGCCGCCTCCTTGGCAAGGCCGGCGCGGGCGCGCTCACGCTGCGCGGTGATCAGGGTGATGAGCTCGTCGACGGACGGGCCGCCGGGCACGTACGCGGCGAGTGCGGCTTCTCGGACGGGGAGCGCGTCACGGCGAGCGCGGGCCTCGGCCCAGATCTGTGCGGCAGCGGTAATCGCGTCCGTGCGAGTGGTCGTGCCGGCGAAGTTACCGGTCACTGGACAGCTCCCACAGCCGTGGCCTTGATCTGCTCGACCCACTCGACGAACCACTCACTCGGGACAGCCCGAGTGCCGGGGGAGGGGCGGACACTCTTGATCTCGCCGGAGTCGAGCTTCCTCTGGATCGTGGCCTTGGACAGGCCGGTCTCGTCCACCAGGTGGGTCACCCTCATGAGGGAGGGGAGCTTGGCGAGACGAATCGAAATGTGGTCAGCCGGGAGCGACACGCGCTGACTGGGCACCGGGGGAGAAAGGGGAGCCGGGGTTTCACGGTCTACGCAAGCATGCGTAGAATCGGGCACGACTCTGCGAGGCATGACTATGCCTTTCCTTGGATTAGAGACCCAGGGGTGGAGTTAGCGCCCTCAGTGGGAACACGTGCACTGGCTGGAGCACCACCTCCAACCACCGGCACCCCACTGGGGGCAAAGCTTTTTGTGCGACACATGAGGGGACATGTATCCCCATGACCATGTATTGCCCGAGATCAGGGTAGGCGTCTGCGGCGATGGGCGCAACTTGTCCGGAGCACTGGGGCCGCTGATCCGTTTTTTTCCCCGCATCTGGCCGCACGGTTTCGCATGCGTTATGTACATACAGTGGCAGGGATCAGTTGTCTCGACCTCCCATACCCTCCCATCAGTGCCTGCGGATGACGCTACGTAACGCAACACACCGCACGCCTGTATGCGCCTAGGCAGCGAAGAGCGGTGGAGTACAGTGAAGTCAGGCTGACCTGGCATCTCGCAAGGAAACAGAAGGAACGCATAGGAAAGTACAGTGCCAGCCTGGCCCTGCATCTCATGACAGACCGTGTGCTTGCTCGCACAAGATCGTTCATGCAGGCGTGGATATCTCCTACGTTCTCCATACCTCTGTCACCAGCGAATATGACTGTATATAGCTGTGAAGAGACTTGCGTGCGCGCAAGCCGTGGCCATACTCTCGGATGCGTAAACCTGTCTGGATCTGTCCAGACCTGTCCAGGCGTGCCCTGGCCTGTCATTCCTATGAGCCGTAGGGAGAAAACCTCCGTGGAGGCCACCAGCACCCCGTTCGCCGACTGGGTCACCACCACCGGCCGAGGTCTCGGGTATCAGACGGATGCCCAGCTAGCTGCAGCGATAGGTGTGCAGCAGTCCACCGTCACCCGTTGGCGAAGCGGGAGCCAGCCGAGCATCAAGCATCTCGTATCCCTTGCCGAGGTGTTCGGGATGAAGATCAGCCCGCTCCTCGCTATGTCCGGCCATGTCCCACCAGAGTTGCTCAACGAGGCCGAAGCGCCCACTCCACCTGTTACCGAGACAGTGCGACGCATCCAAGAGTCACCTTTGAGCGAACGCCAGAAGGCACACCTGTTCGACTACTGGAGTCGGCGGCTCGCCGACGAGCGCGAACGCCTCTGGCAGATCATGGAACTGATCGAAGAAGCCGAGGGGACAGACAAACGGACGGTCGGCGACAGACTCCAGCAGGCGTTGCTCACCCTTACGCACTCCAACATCACGAGCCATGTGGTGACTCTTCTGTCGAACCTCTTCGCACTCGAAGCCTCGCCGCGGCGACGATCAGCAGGCAAGGGCCGACTCGGGCAGACCGTGAAGGGATGAGCATGGGCTGCTCTACATGTAGTTGGCCGCACCTGCCCGTCGCCCCGCGCGTCGTTGGCTATGTCCGGGTATCCATGGCCCGAGAGGAGATGATCTCCCCGGAGCTCCAGCGGGCCGCGATCTCCGACTACTGTGCCCGCCGCGGCTATCACCTAGAAGAGGTCATCGAGGACCTCGACGCCAGCGGCCGGAGCTTCGCCCGTAAGGGTGTTCAGCGGGCCATCGAGATGGTCGAGTCCGCCGGTATCGCCGTGGTCGTCGTCTGGAAATTCTCAAGGTTCGGCCGGAACAGGAAGGGGTGGGCGGTCAACCTCGACCGCCTGGAGTCCGCCGGCGGTCAACTGGAGAGTGCCACCGAGGAGGTCGACACCACCAACTCGACCGGCCGATTCACTCGCGGCATGCTCGCCGAGGTCGCCGCATGGGAGTCTGAACGCATCGGGGAAGGGTGGCAGGAGGTTCAGGCCAAGCGGCGCACGGCCGGCCTCCCGCACCATGGCAAGCCGGCGTTCGGCTACAAGTACCACCGCCCCACGATCGGCACCTCCGTGTGCCCGCAAGGCTGCGGGCCGGGGGAGTGCAAGAGCGAGTACCGGGTCGACCCGGAGACCGGGCCGATCCTGGCTGAGATGTACAGCCGTTACAACAGCGGCGAGAGCATGGTGAAGATCGCCCAGTGGCTCAACGACAAGGGCTTCCTCAACGTCAAAGGCCTCCCCTGGGATAAGCGCAAGGTCAAGCGGTACATGGACTCGGGATTCGCCGCCGGCCTGCTTCGCATTCATGACAGCACGTGCCGCTGCAGCACCCCTGCGGACTGCGACCGTAAGACGTTCCTCTCAGGGGCTCAGGCCGCCGTCATCACGGCCGAGCTCTGGATAACCTATATGGCCCAGCGCAAGGCCAGAGCGCGCCTAGCGCCCCGTGTGGAGGCGCCTACGTACCCGCTTGCGGGCCTGGTCTACTGCGGTCGATGTGATGGCCACCTGAACGCGCACTCCGCGACCCCCACCGACGGAGGAAAACGCGTGGGCGGCTACCTCTACCTGTGCCGCACATGGGAGAAGTCGCGGCAATGCACCGGGACGTGGATCACTCGGGCGAGGGTCGAGGAGCGTGTCCTGGAGTGGCTGGGGGAGGTTGCGGCGACGGAGCTGGAGGGGCGGGCGGCGATCGCTGTCGTTCAGGCCGTGGCGAAGACGACGCGGGATGGCGACCGGAAGCGGCTGCTCGCCGAGAGCGTGAAGTGGGAGAAGGCGCTCACCCAGCTCACCGTCGACAGAGCGACCGGCCTTGTCCCCGAGGTGGCCTATGCGGGGGCTCGGGACGATCTCCTGAGCCGCCTGAAGTCCGTCTCCGACGTGCTGGAGTCCCTGGTCGAGGAGGACGGTGCGGCGTCGGTGGTGCCGGTCGAGGTGGCCGAGGGACTCGCCGCTGAGTGGCACACGCTTCCCGTGTCGGTGCGGCGGACGATGCTGGCCAAACTGATCAAGCAGATCAAGGTAACGTCACACGGTAGAGGCAGTGCTGACATCGAGATCGTTCCGACGTTTCCCCTCTAA